CCGCCGGACAGCAGCCGCTCCACCGGAACGCCGTCCCACGTCAGGCCGTACCGCGCCGCCAGGTCGAAGATCGCGTGAACCATGTCCGTCAGCGCGTCCTTGATGTTGTTTTCGTGGGCCTTGACCGTTCCGAAAGTCTTGCTGTTCTCGCTGATGACTTCCGTGGCGGTTTTCATGCCCTTGCTTTGATCAAAGGCAAGCGTTCCGGGGTCGAACCCGATCTGACTGCACAGAATGGACAGTTCGCCGTTGATGCCCGTGATATGCTCGTTCACCCGGAGATCCACGCTGTTGTCGTAGATTTTGAGGTCTTCCGGGCTGTCCGTGGCCAGGGCTTCCCACACCTCGTCATCCGCGTCGAAATACTTCTGCGGGGTTCCGCCGTTGGGGTTTGGGGCGTTGCGCATAGCCCGCGCCGGGGCGATAATGCGCTTCTTGCCCAGCACAAACTCCCGCTGCAGGCTGTCAAACATGATGTCGATGCCGTGCAGTGTGTTCATCGCCGGGGCGTAGATGCTCATTCCGAGCGGGCTGTTGTCATCCGCGAAGTTCGCCCCGAAGGGCTTGATATACTGGAAATAGGCCGTTTCCGCGTCCTCGATGATGGTGTCCGGCGACAGCAGCGGATAAATCTCGTTCAGCGGATACCACCAACCGAGAATGTTCTGCGGCTCTTCCGTTTCCTTGATGGGCATCCGGTACAGGTCGTTGGTGATCCGGTACGTTTTGCCGTCCCAATGATGCCACTCCACCACGGTATAATAAAACCCGTCCCGCGCTTCCCGGCTGATGAAGATGCCGCATTTCACGCGGCTGTTGTCCCATGCCGTCGGCACGAACTGACTTGCCATCGTGTACCCCAGGCGGATTTTCCCCTCTCCGGCGTCGTTTCCGTTCTCGTCCTTCGGAATCTCCACCCATTCCTTGACCGCGCCTCCGCCCAGGGCCATCGCCTTTTCCACCAGATCGCCGAACGCGATGCCGAAACGGTTTTCTTTCAGCACTTCCTGCAGAAATTCGTTCAGCGGGTCAGGCTCTTTGCTGTTGGGATCGCGGTACGCCATGCTTGCCGTGATCCTGCACCGCTCGTTCCAGACGTAACGCGCCATCTGCGCACAGGCCATCTTGCCCGCGTTCATGGTCGCCATCACGCGCTTTTTTCCCTTGGGGTCGTTGAGCGTCTTCATCGGCACTTCATGCCACGCCTTGTAAAACCCCTTGTAGATCGCCTGCCACGCGAAGATGAACAGCGTGTAATACTCCCGGAACGCCGGAACGCCGTCCAGTTCAAAAACGTCCTTCTTGAAAAGCCCCGCTCTTTCTGACACCCTGTTCACCCCCTTCCGAATCTTGCTCTTGATCCTGTCAACAAGTCCCAACTTTTCACCACCGCCCTTTACAGTCCCCAAAGGCCGTAGGCTTTCAGAAAATGGTTCATGCCATATCTGACTTCATCCATCGTGTGGTTGTATGCGTCCACCGGGTTCCCGTGTTCGTCCGCGCAATACAAGCCCGCTTCCTTGACGAAGGATTCCGTTCCGTACCGCGCATCCTCAACCAGATAAAACCGCCCGTCGCTGATCGCGCTTTGAAGCATCTCCACGCCCACGCGCAAGCCCTTGCTGCCGCCCTTCACGTCGTGCGCGTTGTTGTCCGCGCCGTTGGTCATCAGGCCCAGTTTTTCGATCTCCAGGCGCAGCGCCTTGCAGGCCGGGTCGATGTAAATCCCGTTTTCCCGGACGCGCCATTTCTGCCGCATGTACGGCAGGAACTCGCCAACGATGTGCCGGGCCTGGTCGCTCATCGCCATCTGCCCGCCGTCGTACCGCCAGCAGCCCACGCGATAAAGGCGGTATTCCTTCGGTCCAGGCGCGTACTTTTCGCCCATGTATCCGGCGAGATAGAACCCGATCGAGGTCGCATCCGTAGTTCCGCCGTCCCCCGCCACGAACGCCTCCAGCACGTTGAAGCCCTCCGGCAGGGTGTTGACGATGTGCCTGTCCGGGCTGAACATCCAGTAGATGACGCCCTCCGGGATGACGCGCTCTCCCAACCAGTCACGCTTATACAGAAAAGGCGACTTCCGACAAGCCGCCTCGATCTCCGCAAGCCTCTGCGGGGTCAGCACGGGATTGTCCGCGCACGTCCAATGCAGGAACCGGCAGTCCTGCACCTGCAGCACGTTCTTCAGGCACGGGTCGGCAGGGGAGGGCGGGTTGAGGTCTGCGATGTGCCACCGGTCTTTCGCCGCGTAGGTTCTCCGCAGGCACTCTTGGATCATGTCCTCATGCAGCAGGTTGATCTCGCAGAAATACACGCTGCCCAGGCTCATGCCCGTAATGGCCTTGTGGCTGTCCGCCTTGCCGCCGCCCTTCCAATAGACCTTTTTCTCGCCGTCCGGCAGGAAGACCAGCAGATGGGCGCCGCTGTCGTCATGTGATGTCCTGCAATGTCCCCGAAAGATGTGCAGCAGGCCGAATCCGTCCCCGTCCATGATTAGGCGGTAAGCCTGCTCCGCGCTGTAGGCCGTGACAAGATGGTTTGCGTCCCGGCTCTTGATGAGATGCCGTGCGAACCGCATTGTGCCCGCCGTTGTCTTGCCGGATCGCGGCGTGCCCTCCAGCCAGTCCAGCGTATGATCGAACGGGGCCATGATTGTTTCAACCTGTTTTCTGCTCCACTCGATCACAGGCCCGCCCTCCGTTCCAAGTCATACAGGGATTGCAATAGCTCGTTATTGCCCGTGCCGGTCGCCATATCCGCGGTCAAATCCTTATAAGCCGCTGTCAGGTCACGCAGGCGAAACGTGACGGTGTTCTTGCCTTCCTGCGTCCTGATCTCGGTCGCGTCAAACGGGTATTTCTGCTCAATACGCTGCAATCGCAATAAAAGCCGCTTCTTCATGTCAGCGGCTATGACGGCATTGTCCGCGGCAGCGGCGGCGGCTTTTTGTGTTGCTTCTGTACTTGCCTTGTGTTCGGCCTGTGTTCTCAGGCCGGGCCAGTCTTCCTTCTTTGCCCTTGTCTTGAGCACCATAAAGGAAACCTGATGCTTTTCCGCAAGTTTCCTGTAGCTTGTGCCGCCGCCGATGTACTCAGCGCGGATCGCGTTCCAGTCTATCCGCTTTTCACTCTCAATGGGTATCACCCCCGGTTTTGATCTTTTTTCGGGTATGGAAGGGCTTTCTTTTGCCATTCCTTGCGGAGCTTCTTGTCAAAAACAAAAATATATTTGTACTTTGGCAAGCCCCATACTTCCTGCGCGTTCGGGTCTATGTTTTCGCGAAGCCATGATATGCTTTGCCGATAACCCATGGCACCAACGGAACGCGGATGATATGACTTGCCGCGTATAATATAGGCGTCTGGCTTTGTTGCTGACGTCTGTGACGTGTCGCCTATATAAATCCAATTTGTCGCCTGGTAGATCGTTCCGACGTGCATTTGGTTTGCATCGGCATAGCTGATAACAACCTTTAATTGTGGCGCGTCTTTGTGCAGCCGTGAAAGACATTCGGCGACCACTTGGCTTGTGTGGGTCTGCTTGCCATTCAGGGCGACTCTTTCCAATTCGCAGGCTTCCCCGTGATCGAACCCGACAGCTTTTGCAATGTTATGTTGTGCGCCATCACCGAAAACAACAGTACCACACCATTGCAAATCTTCATAGACGTTATAAGCCCATCGCGCTTGTGGCACGCGCTTTGCATAGTGGAAATTCAAGCAAGCATACCTCACGGCTTCAGGCGTTGCTCGCTTTAGGGTAATCATGCTTTCACCACCGAAAACTCCGCGCCGATTTCTTCCGCAAAATCCTTGATTGTCTGTTCATGTTGGCGGTATTCCGCATAATTATGAAACACAAGCTTCACACCGATTTCGGCTTCCGAGTTGTATTCTTCATCTGCGTCCAAATGATCCGGGATCGGCGCGTCAAAAGTAAATTTCAGCCCGCTCAGGTCCACCCCCTCGATCTCCAACCGCGCAACCTCTTCTTCCAGCTTGCCGAAGTCCCATCCCGACAGCTCCGCCGTCCTGTTATGCCGGATCGCGTAGTCCATGCGCTGTGTGTCCGTGAGATGATCCAGCCGGATGCAGGGGACTTTCTCAAGGCCCATTTCCTTTGCGGCAATCAGCCGCCCGTGACCCTCCACAATGATGTTATTGTCACCCCATATGCCGATCGGATCATTGAACCCGTCCGCTTCTATGCTGGCCTTGATCTGTTCAATGTCATCCGGGGCGTGTCGCCTTGTGTTGTTTTCATAGGGTGTCAATGCGTCAACTGGTAGATATTCGATCTTCAGTTCCACCAGCATCCCTCCCATGCTGTTATTTCCCCGCCCCCGCCTGCGGGAGGTAACCCCGTGCGTCCGTGATAGCTTCGCGCCGCACACAAACCAAACAAAAAGACGGTTGCCCGTCTTCCTGATCCCCTTCGGGGATGATAACAAAATAATTTATTTTTACTGCCCCGAAAGTATGGAATCACCCCTTTTCTTTGTCCAACAGGTTAAAGAACATCCTCCGCGCCTTGAAGAACTTTGTGCGGTCGCTGTTCTTCAGCATCTCCGGGTGAAGATCCCGGATGATCTCCCACGCTGTCCCAAGGGTGACGTTCAGGAGCAACGCCTGAAACCACGCGCCTCGGTCCACGGCGACTGCGCACCGTTCCACAAGCTGGATCTTGTTCAGCAGCTTTTCGCGCCGCTCCACCGTGCGCCCGATGGGGTCACCTGTGTCGGTTCCGTGGGGCATATCATCCAGGCCCGCGCCGGACACGCCGAGCATCGACGCCGCCTCGACCTTCCAT